TAAATGTGTTATACTACAGACAATTATAAAACTAGCTATAAATAAAACATAGCTAGTTTCTTTTAGGAGCCTCTTCTGAAGTTACAAAAGACTACCTCCTGNCCATGCTAACTCTAAACATATCAACTACCTACAATCGTTAGGCCAGGATTATCCTCACCCTAAAGATGTAGCCTTGAAACTGTCNAAGTTGGCTCGTTTCGATATATATAGCCGAAAGGAGATAACCAATGGCTTTTAAGACTGCAACTGGTTACGGAAACCTACCTAATGGTAACTTCTCACCTATAATTTATAGCAAGAAGGTACAGTCAGCTTTTCGTAAAACTAGTATATGTGAAGATATTACCAACAGTGATTACTTTGGTGAGATCGCAAATTTTGGTGATACAGTGCGTATCATTAAAGAGCCTGAAATAACGGTTCAAGAATATGCTCGTGGCACACAAGTACAGCCACAAGACCTACAAGATGATGACTTTACTCTAGTCGTTGATAAAGCTAACTACTTTGCTTTTAAAATTGATGACATTGAAGAAGCTCATTCTCATGTAAACTTTGAGTCAATGGCTAGTGATCGTGCTGGCTATCGTCTAAAAGATCAATTTGACCAAGAAGTTCTAGGTTACTTAACAGGTTTCAAACAAGCTACAATTAGTGCTAATGCTGGAACCGCTAGAGTAGCTGGAGATAAATCAGGTACTGATCCTATTGCAGGAGCAGCAGCCAACGGTTTACTAGCTTCCATGTTAATTGCTCGTAACAGTTTTGTTTCTGGTGGTGCTGCTTCCGACTCAATCGCAACTCATGCAGACGGATCTACTGGTGAAGCAACTCCATTGGAAGTGCTAAACCGTATGGCTCGTTTACTTGATCAACAAAATGTTGACCGTGATGGACGTTGGGTTGTTGTCGATCCAGTATTCGCTGAACAGCTTAACGANGANAACTCCAAACTATTAAATAGTGATTTTGCTTCAGGTAATCCTGACATTCTACGTAATGGTCGCATCATCTCTGGTTTAATTAGGGGTTTCAGAGTTTATATGTCTAACAATTTACCATCAATAGGCACAGGCCCAGGTACAATTGATACCAACGGTTCTGCTTCCCACTTTGGGGCAATTGTTGCAGGGCATGACTCTGCTGTTGCTACAGCTTCTCAAGTAGAGAAGGTAGAANCATATCGTGATAATGACAGCTTTGCTGATATTGTTCGTGGTATGCATTTATATGGTCGCAAAGTTCTTCGTCCAGAAGCACTAGTTCGCGCTCACTATAATATTGCAGGTTAAGGGAGAATAGACAATGGCTACTTTTGATCTTACTGCATCATCTACAGCAGGTGTAGGTGCAAACTCTGATGGTACTTTACCAGCACACTTTGGGAATAACCCTTTTTACCAGATTGAAGCATATCTGGATATTCCTAAACTAATTACTGCTGGTAATACTATTTCTGATGGGGATATCTTTCAGATGCTAACAATCCCTGTTGGTACTATAGTCTTTAACGCTGGTCTTCAAATAGTAACTCCGTTTACTTCTAGTGTTACAGGAGACTTAGACTTTGCTGCTGGTGATGACATGGTAGACGGTTTTGATATGACTAGTGCTGCTGGGACTTTTGGAACCGCAGGTACTAACGGACAAACCAATCTACTAATTACTAACGCTGCGTCAACTTATCTTCAACTTGTCGGTACGGAAGACACGATTGATCTTAAATTGGCAGGAGCTGCTGCTGCTGTAGGTGTATGTAGAGTGTATGCTTTACTTATTGATTGTACTGCTAATGGGGCATACCCAACGGCTGCTGCAAGAGATGCCTTGGCATAATAAAGTATTGTGGGGTAGTTCTGTATTGGGGCTACCCCCTTCTTTAATTTGGGTGAGATATGACAACAACCTATTTGACATTAGTTAATGATACCCTTAGACGTTTGAATGAAGTTGAATTAACTGCAACTGATTTTCCAAATGCTACAGGTTTTCGCGCACAAGTTAAAGATGCTATAAATAGTTCAATACAAGAAATATCCCAAAGAGAATTTGAATTTCCTTTTAACTTTACTGCTGGTTCTCTAACACTAGTAGTAGGCACACAAGAGTATGCGTTAGAGTCTGATTTTAAAATAGCTGATTGGGATTCATTTAGAATAAACTATAATGAAAGTAGTAATCATTCAGCACGTAATTTAAAACTAATCGACTATGATACATTTATAAAAAGATTCTTTGAAAGAGATTCAGAAGCAAGTACAGGTGACTATGATCAACCTGTTTATATTTATCGCACATTAGATAATAAAGTAGGATTTACTCCTAGACCTGATGCTACGTATAGTGTAAGCTATAGTTACTTTGCATACGCTACTGATTTGTCTAATGCAACAGACACTATGACGGTTCCAGATGCATATAAGCACGTAGTTATAGATGGTGCGTTATACCATTGCTTTATGTTTAGAGATAATTCTCAACAGGCTCAGTTAGCTAAAGTAAAGTATGATCAAGGAATTGATCGAATGAGAACCTTATTAATTAATAGATTTACAGACGTTAGAGATACTCGCGTAAGTAGATTAATAAATGTACCTCATGGTAATGGTTAATGGTAGATGCTTTAAAGGATGTAACAGTCCTCTCTAGGGGTGGGTTATTTACTAATGAAGATGCTTTATCTTTAGCTAATACTAATCCTGGCTCTGCTTTGCGTATGTTAAATATGGAAGTATCACAGTTTGGTGGGTATAGGCGTATTAGTGGATATGCTGATTATAATTCTACTTATGGAACAATAGCAGGAGTAGGACCAGTATTAGGTGTTTGGATATTAAATGGAATACCTTATGCAGCCAGAAGAAATATAAAAGATCATAATGGTTCATTAGGTTCTAATCCTTTCGTAGTTACTAGTGGTAGTGCTACTATAACAGTTACACATAGTAGTCATGGATTAGTAGTAGGAAATAGAGTACAGTTTTCAGGGTCTAGTGCTGTTGGTGGAATTACACCAAATGATGTAGATATGGAAATATTAACAGTAGCAGATACTAATACTTACACTGTGGCGTTTACATCCGCAGCATCTTCTGGTGCTACTAGTGGTGGAAGCTCAGTAAAATTTAAAGCAAATTCGATAACGCAAGACTTACCTAACAATCCTTTTGCAGTAACTAATGGTAGTTCAACAATAACAGTTACACACAGTAATCATGGTTTATCTGTAGGACATAAAGTAACATTTACAGGTAGTGCAGCTATAGGAGGTATAACTCCCAACGCTGTTGAAATGACAGTTGCAGGTGTACCAGATGCTAATAGTTATACTGTATCTTTTACGTCTGCTGCATCATCAACTGCCAGTGGTGTTGGGGGAAATTCAGTAACAGCTACATATAGTCAATCGTATTCTATATATAAATTTACAACTTCTGGATGGGTTTCTGTATTTGGAAATAGATCCAATATAGGAGTTACAAAATTAAGAACGTCTGAAAATTCATTTACAGGTACTGAGTCTGTTATTATATGTGATGGTACAAACACACCAGCAAAAATTACATCAGCAGGTGTTGCTTCTCAATTAATTACTAGTCAAGATGGTGATCCTACAAGTGCAAAATTTACTACAGATTTTAATGGTTATCAAATATATGGGGGTTTTAGTTCAAGTAAAAATACACTTTTACATAGTAAACCTAATGAAGACGATAATTTTGTAAATTCCGCAGGGGCAGGAGAAGTAGGTTTTTCTTTTAATATAACAGGCATAGCAAAATTTAGAGATGCTTTATTTGTATTTGGAAAAGATAGAATAAAAAAACTTGTACCTGCATCATCTGGAGTATTTTCTCAACAAGAAGTAACAAATAATATCGGATGTATTGCCACAGATAGTATTATTGAAATAGGTGGTGATGTATTATTTTTAGCCTCTGACGGTATTCGACCTATTCAAGGAACTGCCAGAATTGGTGACGTAGAACTTGAAACTATTTCTAAACCTGTACAACAGTTGCTGCAATCACTGCCTAGTACACATGACTTAGAAAATATGTCTTCTGTGGTTATTAGAAATAAATCTCAGTTTCGTTACTTTTTTCCTAAAACAACTACAGCAGCTTCAGATACAAGTGGGATAATAGGTGGACTTAGGTTTGCAGATAGAAGAATAGGATGGGAGTTTGGTGAACTACTAGGAATAAGAGCTTTTGTTGCTACTAGTGGATTAATAAATAACGTAGAAGTAGTATTACATGGAGATTTAAACGGTGAAATATATCAACAAGAATCTGGTAATACTTTTGATGGTGGTGATGTTACGGCAGTTTACGCAACTCCCTTTTTATATTTCGACTCTACCGAAAAACGCAAAATATTCCAACACGTATCGTTATTTACTAGACCAGAGGGGTCTTCCAGTTTGAACTTAGGTATAGCTTACAACTGGGATGACAATAATACGCCAGATCCTACTACATATTCATTAACGACAGCAGGAGCTTTATCAAGATATACTACAACTAATAGTACTTACGATGCATCATTTACGTTTGATGGATCATCAAGTCCAGTATTAGAAACAAATATAGAAGGATCAGGGAGAGCAATATCTTTGGTCATAACATCAACTGGAACCCAAGCACCTTACAGTGTTAGTGGGTTCTCCATAACTTATCAGGATGCAGGATACAGATAATGGCAGGATATACTAGACAATCAGCAGCACAAATAGTTAGCGGTGAGGTTATCTCAGCAGCACCACTTAATGCAGAACTTAACCAAGTACTTAACGCATTTAATAATTCTACAGGTCACTCACATGATGGGACATCAGCAGAAGGTCCACCTATAGATAGAGTAGCAGATGCTGACCAACGTAATATGGTGTTTGTAGATACTACCAATAATCATCTTGAGTTTTATACTGAAGTAGGTGGTGCAGCTACACAACAAGTACGAATACAAGATGGATCTATATTACCTATCACAACCAACGATATTGATTTAGGTGGTGCATCAAACAAATTTAAAGACATACATTCATCAGGTACTACACGAATGACAACAGGTCTTGCATCTGGTACATTAGGCGTTACTGGTGTACTATCGGGTACTACCATAGAAGCAAGTACTGCTATTTCTCCTGATGCCTCTGATGGTGCTTCTTTAGGTACTACATCAAAAGAGTTTAGTGATCTATACTTAGCAGATGGGGCTGTAATAGGATTAGGAGAAGATCAAGATGTTACTCTTACCCATGTTCATAATACTGGAGTACTTCTTAATTCTACTAATAAGATACAGTTTAATGATGCCTCACAATTTATTCATGGCTCTAGTAATGCTATACTATCTCTTGGAGCTACAGACACAATAGATCTTACTGCTACTAATATAGCAGTTAGCGGAACTTTAAGTTCTACTGGTAAGGTTACTGCTGATGCTGGTATTGATATAGATAACTTTAACATTGACGGTACAACCATAGCATTATCTTCTGGTGATATGTTGTTAGACAGTGCAGGAGATATTATACTTGATGCAGATGGTGCTGATGTACTACTAAAAGATGCAGGTACTCAGTATGGTGCATTAACAAATAACTCTGGCAATCTTATTGTTAAATCTGGTTCTACTACCGCTGCTACATTTACTGGAGCTAACACGGCATTTGCTGGTACTGTTAGTGCTACAGCAATTAGTGCAGGTGATGGTAACATAACTAATGTAGGAGATATTGCTCTTGACTCTATCTCTGCTGATGGAACAGATATTAATGTAGCTGTAACAGATAACTCAGCTACTGCATTTACAATTAAACAGGGATCAGATGCTTACCTTATTGTTGATACAGCTAATAGTAGTGAGTCAGTATCTATCGGTACTGGCATATCAGGTACTGCTGTAACAATAGGACATGGTACATCTGAGGTAACTATAGGCGATAACTTAACTGTTGCAGGTAATCTTACAGTTACTGGTACACAGACAATTGTAGATACTGTTACAATGAATGCAGAGAATGCAATCGTGTTTGAAGGTGCTACTGCTGATGAGAATGAAACTACACTTACTATTATAGACCCTACTGCTGATCGTACAATTAACCTACCTAATCAATCAGGTACAATTCCAGTATTAGCAGCAGTAAGTACAACACAGATTACATCTACACCTGAAGAATTAAATGTTATGGATGGTGGATCTAGTGCAGCTAGTATGACTGTTGTTGATGCAGATCGACTTGTTATTAACGATGGTGGTGTAATGAAACAAATAGCAGTTACTACTTTATCTGCTTATTTGGATGATGAAATAACTGCAATGCCTAACCTGGTATCTACTGGTGCGTTAGATACTGGTAGTATTACTTCTGGCTTTGGTACAATAGATACAGGATCTTCTGCAATAACAACATCAGGTGCAGTAAACTTTGGATCACTAAATGATGGTTCAATAGGAATAACAGCATTTGTAGATGAAGATAATATGTCTTCTAATAGTGCTACATTAGTTCCCACTCAACAGTCTGTTAAAGTATACGTAGATACTGTTGCAGGTACATCTAATAACGTAACTGGATTAACTGCTTCAGGTGCAGAACTAAACGTACTTGATGGTGCAAGTGCAGGAACTATAGTAAATAGTAAAGGTGTTATCTATAGCTCTGGTGGTAAAGTAAACGCTACTAGCTTACAAATAGCTGGTACAGATCTTACTGCTACTGCTGCTGAATTTAATTTACTAGATGGTGGATCTACAGTAGGTACTACAGCAGTTGCATCAGGTGACGGTATTGTTACTAATGATGGTGGTGTAATGAGACATACAAATGTCGATACATTTGATACCTACCTTGCTGGTACTAGTAAAACACTTACAAACAAAACACTAACCGCACCTAAGATAGTCGATGGTGGTTTTATTGCTGATGCAAACGGTAATGAGGCATTAGTATTTCAAACAACAGGATCTGCTGTAAACGCTTTAGAGATAACTAACTCAGCCACTAGTGGTGCATTAACTATTGGAGC